TCAAGGTAGTTGCCCATCTGGTACTCCTCGCGGAGTTGTGATCGGTCGGCCCGGCGATCGTACTTGCCCTGCATCGCACAGTGCATGTCGCCGATGTCGATGATCCCGGCGTCGCGATCCTTGGCCTGGTTGAGGTGCTTCAGCTCAAGGGACCAGTCAGTGTGGAGGTTGTCGTGATGTCGATCGGATGAAAGCAGAAACCAGTGCTCGGCCTCTCCATCCATGTCCACCCGGACATCCATCACGTTCCGAGACCTGAGTTCGCAACTCCATGGCAAGGTCATTCGTCAACCTCCGTTTCCTCGTTGATCGTGAGGTATCGGATGGCGACGATTGAACACCTCGGAATCGCAATGACGTAGTCGTATGTTTCGCACTCGGGCTTGAGTCCGCCAGCGACGCAAATGTGGTCCTCGTCGTCCTGCACAAGGAATCCTGCCTGGAAGATCCTTTGAGGCGTCGGCAACTCGTAGGCGGTGATCTCTGCGTTTGGAACCGGCTCACACGAGTCGACCCAGTCGACAAAGACCACGGGATAACCCTCCCGCACAGAGGGCTGGCCGGAAGACTTGGGCATGGTTGGCTCCTAGCCGGTGGCGAAGTCAGAGTCGTCGTTCAGCTCAGGGAGTCGGCGCTTTGCCATCTCCGCGACGATGTTGGCAATCGGGCTGTCTTCCGTTGGCACCGACGTGATTCCGCAATCTTTGAGTCGCTGTCTGATCACGTTCAGATCTGCAGAAGTCGGCTGGACTCTGACGATATTCCCGTCTCGGTCCATTGTCTCCCGCCCCTCCTCGAGCATGTTGAGAAGCATCTCGTCGAATCTGTCTCCCATGTTCTCGAGGCTCATTGGATGCCCTCCATAATTTCCTGAAGTTGCTGTTGCCTGGCCTCGCCGCCCTCTGTTTCAGAGAACTCAATTTCCTCGATCAGAGCCTGCAGACCATCGCGGGCATCAATGGCGAAGTCGCTTTGCGGCCCAAAGGCATCTTCCTTGTTGGCGGCGTCCACGGTGGCACGGTCGACCGCGACCTGATTCATGCGCGCTCGCAGAGCCGGGTTGGACGCGAGCGTCGCCTTCCACGCGATGCCCTTGTACATGTTGATGGCCTGGACGATTTGCCTCTGGTTGGAGGTCTTGTTGGACACGGGATCTGGCTGATCGGACCGGCGAGCCTGATAGTTCGGGTCCTCGAACATCTGCGTCAGGTGCTCCCGCAGAGTCAGGCCCGTGCCGGGATGCTTGACCAGGGCCACATTCCGCTGCCACTCGACGAATGCGGAATGCACCCCATCGGACGCCGGGATGTCCCGCAAGTCCTGCCCATCCTTGGTCGGACTGATTCTGGCGGGGACCGCCCCAGACCTGTAGACCTCAAGCATCACCGGGTCGTCTGTCTCTTGCGAAACCTTTGACACGTTGACCCGGTTCACCCAATTCCAAACCGGGGCCGTGCTTTCGGTTGCAGGTCGGACCTCTTCGCCAAGGAAGTTGTACCGGGGAGGCACGTTCTCGTTGTCTCCGAGGAACGTCCGGGCATTGAGGAACTCAAGCACACCACGGTGCTCGCGGACCACGGGATCGGCTGCCTGACTGAATTGCTGTTGGGCTGCAGAGAACGGAACAAACCCAAGGGCCAGGCTTTGAGTGAACCGCTCAAGACCCTTGTCTGATCGCCTTCTGTCCAGAAGATCCAAGAGCTGGGAGATTCCCTGAATGTAGGACTTCTCGCCCATCTGCGACGCGAAGGTCATGACCATCGCTTCGCCGAGACCGATTTGCTCCTCGTCGGTGTAGTAGCCGTCCTGAGCATTCATGAGCTGGTGAGTGTCTGCTGCCATGGCAAGGTACTGAGCGAGGGGGTCCCAGCCGACGTAACTGACGTAGGTTCCGTTTGGCGCCTTGAACGAGTAGGGCCGCCAGCCGGCGTCCATCCAGATCTTTCGCTCTTCCGGATTCAGCGGGCCAGCACCAGTGATCATGCCTTCCTCTGCAAGAGACATCACTGTTCCAGCAATGACGACGCCAGCAGCCTGCCGGCCACGAGCCTCGGCGACACGTCGAGGGTCTCCAGAAGCAAGGTCCTCGAGGTGCCGCCTGTGGAAAGCACCAAGGTTTGACGTGTCTGGAACACCGCGGCCCATGTCTGGAAGGTTGAACCCACGTCCGCGACTCATTTCCATTCCACGAGACATGAGTTCAGCCAAGATGTTGGTGGGCATCAGACTGAAGAACTTCTCTTGGATCTTCCACGGCGTTCGGAAGAACGGGACGACAAAGCGAAGGACTCCGCCGTACGAGTCAATTCCTCGCTGGATACCAGCGCCCAGACCTTCGAGTTCACCTTGGAATACCGCCCGCGTGGCGTAGTCCTTGGTGTAGGCGACATTTCTGGCGTGCGTCTGGGTCCACTGATCGTTGTAGTACTCGCGAACTGCCAACGCTCGAGCCAAATCGTCGTCAATTGAAGCGATCTCTGGATCGGCCAACGCCTCACGGACAATCTCAGTCTGGTCGCGAATTCTTCCGTCACTGATTGTCTCGTCAACCCGCCGCATGACCTCATCCCGCATGCGGTCCTTGTTCCGCGACAAGAACGCTTCAACCTGAATGGGGAGTGGCTCAGGAGGCAAGTCCCCGCTCCGAATCGCCGATTGCACAAATTCGTCTTCAATACGAGCCGAAAACTCACTGATCAAATGGACACGGCCGTTGAGCTGCCGGAAGAACTCGTCAAAGGTCATGATCATGCGGGAAGGTGAGCGAACGAAGGTTCCGGTCGAGTTGACGAGGTGCCGAACGATCGCGTTGTCTGACTCGCTCCGAATTGCGACGTGACCCTTTGGAGCGTCGTACAACTGTGTTCCAGGCATGAGAACGCCCTGTTCTTCCTTGAACGCACGCAGGGCGTATTCAAAGGCGACACCTGCTTGCAATACCATTTCTCGCAGGTTTTGTGCCTCGCGTCGAATCTGAGTGATGCCCCTGCGGTCGCCCATTGCTCGCATGACTGCGCCGCCAGCGAACTTCATCGACGAATCCAAGGTCATGTTCAGAATTGGCGAGAACAACGACAGCGTGAACCAGGTCTTCGGCCCCGAAAGAAGGTTGTTGACAAAGAACTCTTTGGCGATGTCGACCGACCGCTGGATCGCCCCGACCTGCTCAATCTCATTGCGAATGATCTTGCCAACGGCGAAGTAGTCGCGTGGGACCTCCACAAGCGCCAGTCCGTTCATCATGACTTCGCTGTCGGACACCAGTGTGCCTGGCTTCATTCCGATGCCGCGAAGGAACTCGTCTGCGACCTTCGGGTTCCTCAGCTCGTCTGGGTTGGGCAACTTGACGTTCTTCATGGCGTGACCTGCCCGGCCCCAGTTGGTACCCGAAGCCGACACTGACGCCTGCACAACCTGATACTCAAGCGCTGCTCTGTGCATCTGAGCGATGTCGAGCGGGTTCATGGTCGAACGTGCTGTCTTCGCCAAATTCACCAAGCGTTCAGCCTTCATGGTCAGCAGCATGTTGGCAGCCATGATTCTCTGATCAAGCGCGTTGCGACCAGTCTCTCGCATGTCGACGCCAGAGAGCAGTTCGCCCATGGTGTCGTCGATGTTCTCCATATCGCGACCCATCAGGCCGTTCACTCGCTCAAGAGCCTCACGAACCATGATGTCGCGGCTGCGGGGCCGCATCAACACATCCGCCTCAAGGAGTTCTCTGGTGAACGCATTGAAGTGAGCGATCAGCTTGAGGGCCTCTTCTGGCGTGCTTGCATCGAATCTTTGAGCCATTCGAGGATTGCCATCGACATCCAAGCGTGTCGTGCCGAGGATGTCCTCGGGTTGGATCACGCTCATGATGTCTTCGCCCTTCTCGTCAGCCTCGGCCATCTTTCGGATGACCGCGTCAAAGTCGGCAACACGAACATAGCGATAGGGGGCGTATCGAACGGGAAGACCAGTCACCTTGTTCAGGCGATCGAGCAGCGCTGACACCTCCGTGGTGATCGGTACGGTGCCAAGCCTCAGGTCTGTTGAGGCGTCGCGCATTGCGGCCCCAGCAAAGTCGAATGCCTCTCGGACGGTCGGCGAAAGCGTCGACGAACTCCGGGGGCCGCCTTCCAGCATGTAGGTCATGAACTCGTCGGCGAACCGCTCTTCTTGGAGCCGCGTCCACTGCCCGTCCCTGACCCCATACAGCATCTCGACCGCTTCGATCTGCTCAAGCGTAAGAACGCCCTGGCCGGCCTTTGCTCGCGGACCCATTTGCGTCACGCGAATCGCGTGACCCATTTCATGCACGGCCGTCGTCGGGTCCGCTGACCGGAAGAACTTGATCATTGCGATGCCTTCTTCTTGGTCAACGACCGCGGCACCGCGTGCTGTCAGCTCTGTGCTTGGCCCTCGGGCGGATTGGTAGAGGGTGGTGTCTGGTCCGAGGTCAGCGCCTGCCTCAGGGGCTGGATTCGGACCTTCTGCGGCCGCTCGTCGAGTTGCGCCTGCCGCCCCTCCCGCGCCTTCATCTGCCTGTCGAGCGACACCTTCAGTGCTTTCATACCAGGGTCGTCCGGTCCATACTTCTGCAGCATTCGCTCGTACGCTTCCATTCGCATCGACGATCTCCTCGGGGCTGACCCCTCTTCTTCCGACGATCATGGTATCGACCGCTTGGCCGTCGACATCCACGACTCCATCCATGATAGCGAGTTCACGTTGGAACTCGTCGAACTGATCGAACCTTGCCCGCATTCCCGCCGCCGGATCGCCTGAGCCGCGTATTGCGGCGCCGGAAGGCGACAGTTCTGGGACGTCAATGAACCGAAGACCAGTGATCGTTTCTCGTTTGGTGGTGCGAGCGCCTGCCGTAGCGGTGGAGATCGCTTCGACGTGCAGATTGTTCTTCTGCGCGTAAGCCAAGAACTCGCCGATGTCATCGCTGCTTCGAGCGTTGTCGAAGAACACCTCGACCATTGGACGTGCGTTTGGGTTTCGCGCTAGCAGCTCATCGAGTGGGATATCAACCACGTTGCCCGCAGAGTCGAGCTTGTCAAGTGCGAGGTAACGATGCACAAGCACGTCCTCGCCAGACTCTTGGCTTAGGCGTGCAGCCAAAGCCATGGGGGAAGCCATGGTCGGCTCGGCCTCAAGCGGATACTCGACCTGCTTTTTGCTGATGACCTCTTCTTTGGTCATCAGGTTGCCGTCATCGTCAACTCGTTGTTGGCCGGTCTCTGGATCAATGTCCGGCACTCTTCGCTTGCGTGGCAGCACTTCGCCGGTTTCTACGTCTCGCAGGGCGTCCTTGCTGCGGCCGACGTCAACACGCTCGAGTTCGCCACTGGTCAACCGATCAACATCTTCTGGGCGAGCCGGCCGCATCCGATCTTGCTTGCCAAACTGACGACCCAGCGTCATCTCGACATAGAACGGAGTGACACCGGGAAGGTTCCCAGTGTCAAGAGCCGAATAGCTCATGATGGTGCTATCTGCGCCCAACACCTGATCAGAAATTCGGGTCGCAGTTGTGACATCAATCATGGTCGGCGTCGAAACGCCAACACGGCCAGGCATGTCGGTGATCATGTCTGCAGCCATGTCGGTCTCAAAGTAGCCCATGCCCTGCACGGTCTGCCGATTTCCGAGGTACTTGTCGGTCTCGTAATCGAATGACCCACCAGTGCCGGCCTCATTGGTCCAGTTGTTTCGAGACCATAGCTCTTTCTCTTTGAACCACACCAACGCCTGAAGGTCGTCGGGCCGCATGTCGGCAAACGGATTGGCGTCGTATCCGAGCTCCTTGAACCTTTCCGCTGGCATTTCTCGCAACTCTTTCGCGGCGAGATCAAACACCTGCTGTCCCATGCCAAACGCTTGAGTCGTCGCTCCAGCGTCATCACGGATGTCTCCACCCATGCGGCCAACCTGCGGCAAGGTCATGAAGTTGCCGACGACCGCCTGCTCTGCAGGAGGCGGCAGGCGTCGAGAGCCAGCCAGCCGGTTGAGGGTCCTAGCGGCCCACACGTCGATCGTGGCAGCTCTGGTGTCTCCACTCAGGTTGGAGGCGAAGTTGAACGCCTTTGGCGATCCGCCGGCAACAGCTTCTTGATTGGCTCTGATCTGAAGAGTCTCGATTGCGTTCAGCAATCTGACATCGTCTTGCGAAAGATCAAGGCCCTGATCTCGGCGAATCCACGCCTCGCGAAGATTCACAAGCGCCTGCTGAAACTCTGGACTTTCCTTCTTCCCACCGAGTCCAAGGTCTGCCGGCGTAATCAGCCCGCGCTCACCATAGGAGACAATGTCCTCAGGATCGAGCACAGCACGGCTGTACCGTGCATTGAGCCAGTGACCGGCCAAGGTGTCCATGACCAGGCCGCCATTAGCACCAAACCGCTTGAACGCTTCACCAGAAGAATCAGCCGGGCCGATTACACCATTTTGGAAGATGATCGGGTTGTTCGACGTCTTCCACTGATCAAACGTCCCGCCGGCGTCGCGGAACTGGATGTAGTCGTCAAGCAGCCTGTCGTAACTGCCGCGGCTGTAGTTCTGAATGATGTCGACTGTGAATCGGAAGTTCTGCCCGACAGCGGTCTGTGGGCTAGTCGCGCCGAGCATTTCCGAAAACAACTTGTGCAGGTTGCCGAATTCGCGACGCAGCCTCCGCCGCATTGTCTCGTACCAGCCGCGGGCCGCCATGATGGTCTTGCCAGCCGAATCCGTTCGTAGGGACGTTTCAAGAACTTCGCCGACAAGCTTTCGAGCCAACGAGTTTGTCCGTCTGTTCCAGAGGGCCGGGTTCGCCTCACGGTCAATCACCGGAGAACTTGCGTCCTTCGGGTTTTCGCTTGCCCACGAATAGGTCCTGCTGCGGAACTTCAGGTCAACCTGCGGGTTCCCAGATTTGTCCCGCCGGAGCAGGCTGGTTCCAGCGATCCGCTCGCCCTTGCCATTCCTTTCGGCCGGAAAGATGAACTCGACGTCAAGCTTCTCCCAGTCCGAGAGTGGGAAGTCCTTGAGGGTTTCACGAATCCGGTTCTCAATGAAAGCAACGTCCTTCTTGCTCAGAGCGTGGCGTTCTTGCAAAGTTGCGATCTGAGACCGAATATCTGTGTTGAGTTTGCCCTCGCCTCGGACACGCTCGGTGGAGCGCTGGAATGCAGCACGATCGTCCTGAGGCCTGGTCGATTGGTACAAGACCATGTCGGCCTCGGCCGGAAGGTTGTCCGTGATCATGAAGGTCCGGTTCGGATCCGTGAAACGGACCATTGCCCGAACATCATCAAGGCTCACGCGGTTCTGAAGAGGCCCGGCCTGAATCGCTTCGTGAGTCGCTCGAGCAAACGCCTCAACAATTCGCTCGGTCTCGTTCTTGCCATCAACGACTGGGGGGAGTTCTTCGTCGACCTTGGCGACGATCTCGAGCACGGTCATCTCAGGATTATCGCGAGCAAGTGCTGTCGCTCTTGCGTTCCTAGCCATGAACCGCGCGGCTAACGAGTTGATTTCTTGATTCAACTCTCGTGACGCTGGCGCGTCAAACACCGCCCACGGAAGCGCGTTCGGATCTGAGGCGGTCTCACCAAGCGGCGACACTCGAGAAAGCACACCCTCTTTCTCAAGGAAGTTGATTCGCAATCCCTCTTGCAAACCCTCCATGATTTCCTTCGCACCACGGCCGTACATGCGGCCAGAATGCAACAGGCCACCGAGCATCATGAAGCTGCTCTTCAGACCTAAAGGTACGGCGACCTCGCCGATTGCGGCACCCTCGACCGCTTGCAAGAATCGAGCGTAGAGTTGATCCCCCGTTTCCTGGTACGCCGCACGAGAGTCCATCACCTTGAGGTACTCATCAACTGCGGAGTTCGGGAAGAACTCTCTGATTGCGGTGGCGATGTTCCCGTTTCGAGGATCAAATGTTGCCGCGTCTGCGAACGCTCCAGCCATCGTCGACGCGGCGATTGTCCGTGATGCACCGCCAACACCAGCAATTCGCGTTGCAGGACCGCCTGCTAACAGGAACCCGGTCGTGAACTGCGAGATGCCCTCGGCAAACTGCCCGGCTATGGCGCTGTCGCCATAGTCGACGCGAGTGTCTTGGGGGTTCGGAAGTTCATCTAGGTCCCAGCCACCTAGGCTGGCAACCAGATTGATCATGTTGAGGTTTGCGTTTCTGACGCCCTGGCCAATGCCAGCCGGGATGTTCAAGTATGGGAGGTCGGCAACCGACTGCGCCCATGGAGTGCCGCTGCGGTAGAACTCCGAGTAGTTGTACATCCAGCTCTTCAACCACTCGGTGGCTGGCTGCTCATAGATCTGCCGGATGATGCCGGACTCGCCGAGAGCCTTGTCTGCGAACTGCTCAACTTGCTGCTCGCGAATGAGTTCTCTTTGGTTGGCGAGGTCCTCTTCCATCGACACCCCGCCAATTGTCGGGCCGTCTTGCGGTTGGACCCCACCAATCTCTGGCGTGATGACGTCGGTCGGCATCCGTACACCAGCATCGTCGGCTCGGTCTTGTTCCTTGACGGCATTCTCAAGGTACTGCACTGCCTCTCGCCGGTCAGTCAACTTCTGCCCACGCATGGTCTCTTCAATGAGCGCGTCAGGAAACGGCGTCGCCGATGGGGGCAACAACTGCTGCTGACCTTGGTTGCTGGGGATCTGACTCATTGAGAGGTGCTCCTTGTTGGCCTCTGACGCCGCTTGTACTGATCTTCAGAGTAGAACTGACCGTCAGTGGTTGCTCTTTCCAGATAGTTTGCCGACTCCTCTGCGATCCACTGCTCCTGCGCCCCTCGGAAGGCTTGCGGGTCTTCCGTCCGCAACGAGAGGTTAGTGCCGAGCCATTTGGTGTAGTCCGCACGAAAGTCCATCAGCAGCGTGTTGAGACCTCTGACCCAATTTGGATCGACCTGCTTGTTGACTGGGACAACCTCAAGGTCCATGTCAAACCGCGGTTGAATCCCAAGGCCGGCACGGAATGCCTGCTCCAGCTTCGTTCTGGCTTCTCGGAAAACAGGGGCGTCGTACTCTGGCTGAACATCGTCAAGGATGCCAGCCTGTGCGATCAGCGACGTGTGCTGAGACAGCGTGATGTTGCCAGCCATAGCGGCTTGAGCAACATCTTCGCGAAGGTAGGCCCTCCGGGCGGCAACGGTCTCGATACTCCGAAGCGTCACAAGCAGATGGTTCGCGGCCTTGTTCTGGTCGACTTCCGCAACTTCCGTGCGGTACTGCTTGGAACCAGCGAGCTTCAGGAACTCATTATAGATCGAGTAGCCGTCCTCGCCGTATTTGCCGACGAAGAAGCGTCGAAGCTGTTGCTCATAGCCTGGGTCAGCTTTGGAAATAGTTGTCGGCTGCCCGTCAATTGTGACGTTGATTGCACCTTCTGACAGCAACCGAATGCCTGTGAGCATTCCCTGATAGTCGTTCTCTTGACGTCGCTGTTTGATGGTTTCCTCTGTTGCTTCCGCAAGTTCAATGCGCATGGCTCGCTCGCCGATCAGCGTAAACGCAGGCCCGAACGGATCGACCTGCTCCTGCATACTCTGCAGCCGCCGCAGAAGCCTGGCCGGATTGAACCGTGGATCCACCTCAAGTCCATTCAACGCCACCTCAAGACGATTGACCTGCCCGTCGGTCGGTTCGGTTCCTGGGCCGAACATGACCTGAAGAGGCCCTTCAGGAGCGAACACGTCACTTCGGATTTCTCTGGCAAGCACTCTTTCGGCCGAGTCTAGGAACGCTCGCTCGCCTTTGCCGAAGGTGTCATACCACTTGGCGTCGCGTTGATTCTCTGGGATTCCCCCAAGGATTCGGCGAGCGTGCTCATACCTTCCTGCAGCAACAGCAGTCTCGGCCGCCTCATACAGAACGCCGCGAGCCTGCGAACTGTTGAGTGGCTCGAAGCCCTGATCGTTTGCGGTGATGCCGATCAGTTCAGCGGGCGACGGCGGCGAAGCGTCTGAGGCCGCAATGTCGCTGGCGAGATCGCTGCGGAGCATCGTCTGCCTAGCCGCTTCCCGGCGGTTCAGCCACGCAAGCCCTGCCTGCACAGTAGGCGTAAATGCTTCCTTGTAGTACGCCTGCCTTGCCTCATCGCTCTGCAATTGCAAGAGAGGACCTTGCAACTGGCTCGCCGTCCACGCGGTGATGCCAGCAGGGCCATCGCCACCAGCCTCATCAATGAACTGCAGGATCTGTTCCTCGACCGTGAGCGGTGGCACGCCCTTGGTGGGGTCGCCGGCACGAGCAATCGTAGTGTCGAGGGTGTCGTCATCGAAGCCAGACTTGAGCATCACAGCGTCAAACCGGCCGGCCTCAGTTCCAGCCCCCCGCTCTGCTCTGTCCAACGCCTCTCGAGTCTGTCGAGCCTCGCTTTCTGTGCGGCGGAGCCTCTGCTCCTCAAGGGCGGCCTGCCGCTGGCGGATCGTCCCGTACTGGTACATGGACGTGCCGATCAGGTTGAGTGATCGGGAGATGCTTTCAAGGTCTGCGACGTTGGGTCGGTAGACAACTGCTTGGAAATTCGGAACAGTGACGTTTGCCTGCGAAAGTTGAATCGCAAACGGATCCATAGGCTGGATCGGCTGGCCCATGTTTCTATTGGACATCAGTCGGCTCCCCAGTTGTTGCCAGCCCTTGGGTTGCCCCGTAAACCGAGATCCCCGTCGAGAGACCGCCCATGGCACCAGCGAACACCGACAGGAACGGATTCCTTTGCATCGCGGCTGCTTGATCCAGAGTCGCCCTGAGAGAAGCCTGGTTGTCGATGAGACCTGATTCCGTCTGCGACTGAAGGGTCGTCATATCAGTGTTGAAGTTCTGGGCAATTGTCGCTTGGAGGGCGTCGCGACGGCCTTCAAGATCAAGCAGGCTCCGCATCTCGGTCCCGGAGAAAGCTGTGGTGCCCTTGGCAGCAGACGCCGCGATTCGAGCGCCTCGCTCTATGACCGCCTGCCGGGCGACCTGCAACCGTTGCTGATCAGACTTGCGGGCGATCGACTGAGCAAGGACAGCCTGCCGTCGCTCGAGATACTCGCTTTTGCGTGTTGCCGTGATTTCTGCCGATTGCCTGGTGCGGCGTGCGGCTTGATTCTGCCGATTCGCTTGCTCTGCAGCCACCGCCGCTGAGGCGATCATGAAGACGGGGATTGCTGCTGCTCCCATGGCTACTCCAGATTCGTGCTGTGCTTCCCGTGATACTCGATACCCGTGATCGTCACTGGGTAGGAGTTCGAGGATTTGATGGTGATGGTCAGATCTCTTGGCTGCCCGAAGATAGGCACAGAAAGCCTGCCAGTGTCGACCGACGTCGCGGCCTTGCTCACAGTCCTTGTCGGGACCGCCCCAGAATGCGTCGCGTCGATCTCAACGTCGTACGGACCGGACGAGGTGTGGGTCACAATCATCTTCTGCAGCGATATCCGGCCACCCTCGATGGGTTGGTTCTGGGGCGACCGCATGAACACCTCGCCAAGCTCAAGGTCCATGTCCCACTTGCGGCCGAGCACAACCGCGGTTCCGACCTCGCCAGTGATCGTGACCTGAGTACCGTCGCCATTCTGAGTCACCGCGTACTCATTCCCAGAACTGTCGACAGCAGTGTCTCGAGTCAGATCTGTTTCCTCAGCAGTGAGCGTGAACGTCGTCTCGCCGTCGCTCGCAGTGCCGGTTTTTTGAATCATATGGTCAAGATGAACCTCGCGATCAAACCCAACAAAGTCCGGGCTACGCGACCCGCCAAGGTTGAAACGGTCGATCTTTAGTCGCGTCTCAGAGTCTGCAAGAGATGTCTGTCGTCTCATGAGAAACAGTGAGTCATCGATCGTAAACATGTCCATGAGAGCGTCGCCAGCGAACGTCCACTTTGACCACGCCGACTGAACTCGATCGCTTCCATTGAATCTTGTGCGGTAGATGTACAGCTCTGAAACGATGCCAGACGGATTCTCTGATGCTTGGAAACCAGGAGGCGTGTAGTACCCGTCGAAAGTCACGACATGTGTATCGGTAATGATGACATCGTCGTCCTCTGTCGGCGGATCGGCGTTCTCCCAGGTCGCCAACTCGACGTACTTGTCACTTCCGTCAAAGTCGCCAAAGGTGTCCAACACGGACACTTTCACAGCACCACCGATGATGTCGCCAGTGGTAGCCGGAAACACGATCACCTGCTCGTTTGTCGGGCAGGTGTCGATCCGCTTGATGTCAGGTGGAATCAGCGTGTCGACATGCTCGGAAATGATGCGGGCGGTGTTGGTCGCGAATGTCTCCTCGTAGTAGTACTCAAGGAATGAGCTGAACTTGTCGTTCGTCCCGGCCATGTACAGGCGGTTGCCGATCATCGCTGGCCTTGCGAGCTGGGTGTCGTAGGCAGTGCTCTGAGTAATCGCTGCCGTGTCAGAGCTGAACACGCCGTCCACGCGAAGCTCAAACTGCCTCCCGGCCTTGGTGAGAACGACAAGGGTGTTCCGGAACGGCGTGACGTTTTCAATGATGTTGACGTCGGTCGCGGATATTTGCAGCTCGATTGGGTCCGCCGCGGTCGGCGCGATCGGAGAAGTCAAATAGAACTGATAGACGTCATCACTGCGGGAGAACGCAAGGTACTCATCGCTGGCAAAGCACAGACGATTGCGAAAGAAAGTGATGTCTCGGATTGGGAGGTTGTTCCTGATGAACTGCGGTGCAGGATCTCGTTCGTTTGACCCACGCTCTACAGAATAGGTAGCGGCGTTCGGCTGCTGGCTGATCGCGATCAACTCGTCGACTTCAAGGTCATTCGAGATGTTGATGTAGATGTCTCCCTCTGGCAGCGGCCCGCCTGTGCAAATGACCTTTCCATACGGGAAAGGGTCAAGTCCAAGATTGGTGGAACCACCATCACCCTGTAGAGCAACTTGCACTTCCTCAGCAGATGCGTTGTAGGGGATATTGTCGGTAGTGTAGTTTGTGCTGCCTGGGCTGTACCGAAGTCTGAAGCTTCCATTGATTCCAGAGTTGTCGCTTCCACGAAGGACCTGTTGGTAGAAACTCCGCTGCCCGAAAGGTGTCAGGTCAACAGTGAACTCAAGCGGCGATGTTCCGGTCCGTTGCATTTGGATCGGCATTGTCGTGGCATCGATCTGAGCACCGCTGGAGTTGGTGGCGGTGGGCTTTTTCGTGTTCACAATGAACGTGGTGTCTGCGACGGTCACAAACCTGAGGTCGTCCACAGTGGCGCCGTTCTCGCCAAGGTAGTCGGTCGCATCGTTCTGGACTACCACCGTTGCGGCGGACCCGTCACTTAGGTCGATGACCTCAAGAAAGAATCCGCCGGCCTTCGGGCCGTACACAACGGCGTACTCTTCATCGTCGTCGCGCTCGATTCGGTGCATTCGGTAGGTGCTGTTGGATTGCACGCCAGCAATAGACGCGATGGTCCGCCCACCCGGCCGCTTGCGAGCGCCATCGACCACGGTGAAGTCGACATTTTCCGCATCAGCAACCTGAGCCGGGAATCGAAGAGAGGCCGCTTGCTTGCTGATCCCCTGATTCAGAGAATTCACCTTGAGGACAAGAGGCTGTGTCGTCATTGCTGTGAAGTCCGCCGTGGGGCTGGAGGTTTTGGCGGTGTGCTGTTGAACGCACGCCTTGTCTCGAACGTGTTCCTAGTAGCCAGCATGTCTGCCTTCATCTCATCCACGCTGAGAACCGCGTCGAGATTCATGTTGCCTTGGAACATTCGCTGGAAGGACGCCTTGGCCTGCGTGAGAATGACTTCCTGCAGTTCCGGAGTCAGGTCCTCGAACGCAAGCAGTTCGACCTGATCGAGAAACACATCGTCTGTCGAACCAAGGTTGAACGAGTTGAGAATGGCGTCGAACACCTTTGGCGTGTCCGAGTCTGTGGTGTCAACCCGGAGGACAAGAGGCCGCCCCTCGCTTGTTCCGGCGGCCTGAATCTTCAAAACTGTTTCGGCCAGCACGACCACGTTGTCGACGGCATTGACTGTGGCCGGCGTGTAACTCTTGGAGTACACGGTGTTTTCCGGCCACCCACGAGCCTGCACTCGTTTGTTGTGGCGGTCAATGTGCTTCTCGGCGAGGTAGTAGATCGATGCCGTGTCTCCTCCAGCGGAGGGTTTGGTCACGCCAGACATCGGGAACTCGCCGACAGTCTCGACAATCTCGTTGATGCCATCAATGAACGTGTAGCCAGGTCCTGCCATCAGTACACGCTCCTATCTGGCATCCGTCGGCGGCCGCGGATCTGCACCATTTCGTTGGTCTCAAGCACATTGACATCTGCTCGACGCATCTCGTCCCGTCGGGCAATGGCTTCCGCCCGGTTGAGTTCCATGCTCAAGAGCTGCAAGTCTGACCGCTCGGCGCCTTCGCTGGTTGCAATTCGGAAGGCCGTGCGAGCAATCGCCCAGTCTTGGTACGCCTCGGGGATCGACTCGAACGGCAACTGGTACGAGTACAGCACCTTGATGTCACCTGTGAAGGTGTCAGTGTTCTCGTCAAGGTCGTAGAGAAAGTCGCCTTGCCTGACCAGATTCTTGTTGGAGTCGGTTCCGTAGGTGTCAACGCCGAAGACTGTGGTCGACTCGAGCGTGGTCACGTCGTACTTGTTGGACCCGTCGGGGCTAAGAGTCACGTCGTACTTGGTGTTGAAATGCCACCCCTGCCGCTGCATCGCGCGGTCTTCATCTTCAAGCACACGCTGGATTCTGGTCGCCACCGGGCCAAGGCCGAGCGCTGACACCGGCATCTTGTTGAGCCGGCGGAGCACGTCGTTGACTGCTTCAAGTGTGGTTTTCATGGTTACCCAAACATTGCAATTTGAATGTGTTTGACAGACGAGAAGCCAGTGAAGAAATACCACCCACCAAACAAGTCCACTCGCGCGTTGCTGCCGTGGTTGAACCACGGCTTGATAGGCAGGACGTTGCTGCTCGAGTCAAGATAGTTGACAAAGATGGGGAATCGCCTAGCGAGCAACTGTGGATTTAGGTTCACTCGGATTGTGGACTGGAACCCGGTGTCGCCGGTAATTGACACGGACGAGATACCTACAGCGTTGGTCAATGTGAAACCAGGGTCGCCGGTAGTAAACCTGTATTGGTTTCCGGATGTTTGAATGTCTTTGGCCGTTCCAAGTGTGATCAAGGCGTGAAGCCTGACCCTTTGGTCATACGCCTCGCCGCCGATAGTCAACGAACCAACAGACGCGCCGCCGCTTACAGACAACGAACCCGAAGAAACAGAGCCAGACGAGCTGACGCCAGTGCAGTTCACTGTTCCAGCGTCGATGATATTGCCGCCGTTCAGATCAAGACTTTGACCAATCAAGCCGGATCCGGCCGTGACGTTTCCAGTCGCAACGATGTTGCCTTGACCAGTCAACGTGCCAGTCGCCGTGAGAGTTCCGCTCACTACCGTGTCTTCAGCCAGGGTCACTGATGAAGCAGCGTTGGCTTCGATCGTGTCGACACGGAGCGTGCTCATGGCTCTTGATCTCCAGGATCAGGTGAAGGGGCAGTCCAGCCCCATTGCGTGTTCAGAATTCCCAGGTCGCTTCCGTCGACGGTTCCGTTCCAGTCGAGGTCGGATCGATGGGCGTCAGTTCCCCAGTCGGCGAACAGGAGGCCGCGATCCTCGCCGTCAACCTTGCCGTCCTCGTTGATGTCGCCCACGGGATACAGGCTGATCGCCCAGTCGATCGGCACGACCTCAGTCTGGAGCGGCCCGACAGCAGTCTTCCACTGGGCGACGATCAGCTTCTGCGACCACTCCCAGCAGACCTCTCCGTCTGTCACCACTGGCTTCTTGCCGTCTGGAATCTTCCACCGCATCTGGAACGTGTGAAGCCGGTTCGAGGCCGTCTTGTTTTCGGTGGTGATCTCTCCTTCCATCTGCCACTCCCAGTCGGTGGTCTCGATGGTGTAGATCACGTCGGTCTTCTTGGTGGCATTATCGTCGTGGGCTTCTACCACCCAGATCCCGTCGAGAAAGAGTCGGGTGGACTGCATGGCGGTCAGGGCTACTGCGCAGATCGGGACTTGCATTCCTGATTCTCCACACTTTCTCGAACGAGAAACTAGGGCAATTCAAAGTCGGACTTTCAATCGCCCTTGTGACAAACCGTTGTGCGGCAGGTCTTCTGACCGTCGACTCATCACGCGGGCGGGGCATCCTGATCAGGCTGCGGGTCGTACTGAACGGCCTTGAGCGCAGTCGCTGCCGCCTCCAAGGCACCGGCGGTCACGATCAGTTCGTCGATGAGGCCGTCGTCAACTGCGGTCCGAGCCTGCGTCTGACTGAAGATATACGCCAGCCGGTTGACTCGCGTGTTGATCGTGTTGAGAGCGGACTCGATGGCCGCGAATTGCTGAAGTCTGTCCATGAGAGATCACCATTCGAAGATGTGAAGTCGGACAACGTCGCCGACGTTCAGGGTCTGGCCTCCGCCAAGTTGTGTAGCGCAGTTGTTGTACGAAGGCTGCGATCCGCCGATGTAGAAGTACGGAACCGTGTAAGTGGATCCAACGATCTCTTGGAAGTATGCGTATCGCCGGAAGTACAACTGTGCTTCTGTTGAGGTAGGGAATTCCGCTTGGTTGGGATCTCCAAATGCGCCAGCGGTTGCACCGTAGTTGACCGCTTCCGTACCACAAACGATTCTTGGGCTGCCCGTACGCCAGAAACCTTGCGGGAAACTATTGCCACTCGCCACAATGTTCTTGGCAGCGTAGTTGTTCGTAATCGTGGCAGACCAAGTGCCCGTCGCAGGCTTTGCGGTGATCTCCCAGTCCTGCTCTTGAACCTTGGTCCACCCGTCAAAGTCTCGCCAGTTCGCAGCATTGCCGTCGTATTCGGTCAACCCTACTTTGACGATGCTCTTGGTTGCCCCAGCAAGTCCCTCATTCGGTCCATCAATGGAATAGATCACGTTGTATGTGATCGAAGCGGTGTCTCGTGTGTAGAGCGGATCCTCTCTTTGGAGGACAATCCAGCCGCGAGCAGTGTTGTTCCCTCCGAACTGCCGAAGGTCAGGGAACTCCTGCCAAACAGCGATGAATGGCGGGTAGTCGGCCTCGACTGCCGCAGGCGATGGGTTGTAGTTGGTGTCCATCGACTCGTCCCGGCTGAGAGTCGCCAAAGGATACTGAGACGAGTAGGTGACCACACGGCTGCGGATCCACTGAGTCGGATCCCAGGTGACGCTGCCAGACTGAGCCACGATGATCTGCTGGTCTACGTTCTGTGGGAACGTGGTCGGCTCAGGGGCCCGCCCGGTATTGAAGCCCATGTCAAAGTAGATGCCGTCTGCAAACGTGTCCCAGTCGGATCCACCGGCTGATTGGACCACGCTCACGAAGGTCATTGCGTGTATTCCACCGAGATCTCAAGGTCTTCTGCACTACTGGTGCTGCTGATAGCGACCGTCAGTCGATCGCCAGCAGAAACAGATGCGTTGAAGATAGACGTGCTTGTCGCCTGGACACTGCTGACAGCAAGGATGGCCTGCGAGTTAGCACCATTGGCAAGCAGTAAGTTGCAGGTTCCAGCCGAGGTTTTTGCTGTGACTCTTGTCACCGTCCGAGCGGCAGGTGCATACGGTTCAACCGTGTAGGTCTTGTCGCTTGGGGTCTCAATGAACATCGCGTACGAGTCCGAGACCGCAGGCAAGTCGTTGTTGAACTCGGACAGGCCGATCGAGTCCCGATCCACGAGCCGGTATTCGATCGATCCGCCGCCGGGCTGGTGCTTGTACAGAAGCGCGCCGTTGCCGGGGCTGCCGGTCGTTGTCGACACGTCCCCCAAGTCGTTCAGGTCGATCGCGTCTGCGTGCTGGGTGACGCTCGACTCGGAGATGCGAGCGTCGGCGAACGTGCCGCTGGTGATCTTGCTTGTCGACAGGTCGGGGATTCGCAGGATCGAGAAAATGCCGCTGGTGATGTCGCCGGCGTCGTGGGTGTGGCTCGAGGCCGCAAAGTTTCCGCGTGTGCCATCTGCCAGCGCATACTGGGTATGGTCGTCGTCTCCAAGACCCGCCAGCGTTCCGTGGTCACTCGTTGCACCAAGATCGTTGTTGAACTCCGACAGGTTCACCGACGACAAGTTGGTCAGTTGCGTGCCGTCGATCGACAGAGCAGACTCGTGCTGGGTCACGTTGGACTGGGCGATTCTTGCATTGTCGAATGTGCCAGACGCGATGTCCGTCGCGCTCAGTGAGACGTTTCGCCACTCGATCCCGTTGTAGTACAGGATCTGCTTCGCTGTCGGGGTAGTGATGCTGACATCCGTCAGGTCGTCAAGCGCAACAACTGGCGGGGTTAGGGTGTCAATCAGCTCGTCGACAAGGATGTCAAGAACGAGAAACGAGCATCCCGCAGATGGAACATTCTCAAGCGTGACGGAGGCCGCAGTCTGTGTGCTGACTTCGACTGTGTTGGTTGAGTCGTGTGTGCTGGCGATGACGACGTACTCGTTGTCGTCGACCGCCGTCGTGAACTCAAAGGTGAAACTTCCGCCACCGTTGTCGGTGTACGCCTCGACGTTCTTGGTCGAACTGAGGGCGGACCCGTCGAACTTTGCGAACGCAACGATGTGCGGCTGAATCTGCACGCCCTGAACGTACATCGTGTTCGCGTTGACAGCGCCGTCACACGTCAGCGTCCCGCAAGAGAGGTTCCCAGATACGTCCCCGTCGCCGTTGATGTCGAGCAGAACAGACTCAAGCTCTGAGGTCGACTCGATCTTGCCAAGAGCAGTGATTCCTCCGGTGCTGGTCGTAGACCCTGTGATCGAGGCGCCAGACTGCAGCCTGGCTTGATCAAGAATCTGGACCGTGCCGGTGGTGTTGGCCGCGATCGTATCGACCTTGAGGGTGCTCACGCCGGCGCCCCCTTCGCCGCGTCCTCAACCGCCTTGGCGATGGCTTCTGCCTCACGCTTGCGATCTCCGGGCCGCTTGAGGAACAGCCCGGTCAGGAGCGACATGGCGCCGACCGCGATTGCCCCGCCGGGCAGGGTCGAGATCGGACCGCTTGCCGCGGCGATTCCAGTATCCACGATGCTCATCAGAACGGCGGCTCGCTCCCGACCGTTGGTGATCTCGGCCTGCAGACGATCCGTGTTCGTCTCCACGAAATGCTCCCAGTCAGTCCAGACCTGATCGGCCTTGCTGACTGGCACGGTCGCCTCAACAGCGATCGCACCCTGCACACCTTCGGGAGTGCTGAAGCGAACGAGGTCCTCAAGCTGGCAGCCAGCGGCTGTCGCCACGACCAGCACCACAATGATCAGACCTGCGACGCTGTAGGTCAGTCCGCGGTTGGTCTTTAGGCAGTCCAGAATTGCGTTCACGGTGATCTCCAGGTGTTGTCGACAAGATCCTCGACCTTGTTGAGACGCTCGAGAATGATGTCTTGCCGCGTGCCGATCTTGGTCAGCGCTCGATCGTGGTGCAAGTAGACGCCCATCAAGGCAACCAGCACCGTGGCAACGCTCGCGATGATCCCGAACCAATCACGGATCGAGAGGCTGACAGTGTCGCATGATCCGACCCGTGTCATGTTTCGCTCCAAAACAAAGACCCCCCCCGCCTCACAAGTGAGGCGAGGGGGGCCGAACCAGTATCAGCGAATCAGGACGAGCGCTGCATCATGATGGCGCCAGAACACCAAGGCGCAAGGACGCCGTAGCCGACGTGCATCTGAGCCTTCATGAACTTGACGTTCCGACGCTCATCGTCCTCGATGTGCGTCCGAATGCCCTGCGCCTGAACCATGCCAACAGCAGCCGAACCCATCGACGCACCACACAGAGCGATGGCAGCCGG